TACGCCAGATAACAGCACACCTTACCAATTTGTTTACTATCGACTGCGTAGAGTGCAAGATGCTGGCGCTGGTGTAGAAACTGCTGACATGAACTTCCGCTTTCTGCCCTGCTTGGTAGCTGGTTTGGCGTACCACATTGCTATTAAAGTACCTGAATTAATGCCTCGTATTCAGATGCTTAAACAGATTTACGATGAAACCTTTGAAATTGCCGCAGGTGAAGACCGCGAGAAAGCAGCGATTAGGTTTGTTCCTCGTCAGATGTTTATTGGTAGCACGTAATGGGAAATAGGTTTGCATCCGGCAAGATAGCGATTGCTGAATGTGATCGCTGTGGGCAACAGTATCAATTGAAGGCGCTTAAGACTGAGATAATTAAGCAGCGTAAATATCAGTTGTTGGTATGTCCAGAATGCTGGGATCCCGATCAGCCACAGTTAATGTTAGGAACATTTCCTGTAGATGATCCACAAGCTTTGCGTAACCCACGTAAAGACACAACGTATGTTACTTCAGGCGTTAATGCTTCTGGTAATTTATCAGGTGGTTCGCGGAACATTCAATGGGGCTGGGCACCTGTAGGCGGGGCTAGTTTAAATGATGCAGGATTGACACCAAACTACTTGGTGGCAACGACATTTGTTGGTACAGTAACGGTATCTTAAGGAGCTTAAAATGGCATATACAAAATCAGCAGACGGAATTGCTAAAAAGGGTAAGACTGATGTTCAAGTCTTTCCTACAAGTGGCCCCTCCCAGAAAGAAATGAAGGGCGGAACAGGTAAGGGTAAGGGTAAAACTAACTCTGACATGAAGACTATGGGTCGTAACTTGGCAAAGATTGCCGCACAGAAACGAGGTTAATCATGGCTACATTTAGCAAAAAATTAATGGGTAAAGAAGTTGGCGATGCCAAGGTCTATGCCACGCCACACACAATGACTGGCAAAGTTGTTAAAGCTACTGACAACCCCGGCTCTGGCCCTGACCACAGTGATGCCAATACAGTCAATATGTCTGTAGGTAACATTAATCGTCGTCCACAACCAGCAACTAAAACAACTGGTATCAAGATGCGGGGCGCAGGTGCGGCTACTAAAGGTGTTATGTCACGAGGCCCGATGGCATGAACTATAGCCAGCTTGTTACCGCAGTAAGTGACTACTGCGAAAACACTTTCCCAACCACTGACATGGATACATTTATCCGTCAGGCGGAGCAACGCATCTATAACACGGTGCAGATTGCTAACTTGCGAAAGAATGTGACAGGCACTTTGACTACCGGCAATAAGTACCTTTCGTGCCCCACAGATTTTTTGTCTACATACAGTATTGCGTTGTACCCTTACAACACCACAACTGCAACTGGCGTATCTGGTCAGAGAACAATTGTTGTAGCAAGCACCACGGGTATTGCTAGGGGTCAGCAAGTTACTGGTACTAACATTGGAACCAATGCTTTAGTTCGTAGCATCTCAGGAACAACAATCACATTAACTGAGCTAAATACTGGCACGGTTAACGCCACGGTGACTTTTCAAGGCGACTACTTGTATTTGCTTAATAAAGATGTGAACTTCATCCGTGAAGCATATCCTTTAACAGCCCTTACATCTGAGCCTAAACATTACGCCATCTTTGGCCCTCAGTCTTCAGATGTAAATGAATTAACATTTATTGTTGGCCCTACGCCAAGTTCCGCATACAAGGCTGAACTGCATTATTACTACTATCCAGAATCTATTGTCACTGCTACAACTACATGGCTAGGTGATAACTTTGATTCTGCATTGCTGTATGGCACGATCTGCGAAGCGTTTGTTTATATGCGTCAAGAAGCCGATATGATGAAACTAGCGCAAGACCGCTATGTCCAAGCTATTGCACTCCTCAAAAACTTGGGTGATGGTAAACAACGTGCTGATGCTTATCGTGATGGTCAAGTTAGAGTGGCTGTTTCATGAGCAACATTCTTCAGACTCAAACGACCAGCTTTAAAACAGAGCTATATACAGGCGTTCACAACTTAGCCACCAACACGCTAAAGATTGCCTTGTACACGGCTGCTGCTGATTTAAACGAAGCTACCACCGTTTACACGACAGTGGGCGAGGTTACGGGCACAGGATACGTTGCAGGCGGTGTAACGCTTACGGGCGTAACCATTAGTTCTTCTGGGTATACGGCTTTTGTAGACTTTTCTGATGTGGTGTTTAACGCATCGGTAACTGCTCGTTGTGCGTTGATCTACAACGTCACGCAGGGTAATAAATCTATTGCAGTGTTAGACTTTGGGTCTGACAAAACCTCTGCCAATTTCACAATTACGATGCCTGCTAATACAGCGACGGCAGCTTTAATAAGGTCATCAAACTAATGTTTTCAGCAACATCATCAGGTACTATTGGCGATGTGATGGTTCACACTGTAAGCCATCGTGGGTTCAATCCCGAAGAGCTTGCAGAGCAGGCCCTGAATAAAATCATTTATGTTGGAGATCAGTCCCATCCGGCCATTCGCGATCAGGCTCAAGCCTTCCGTGAACACATCCGTGGTGTGTTGGTGTTCTACATGAAACGCGCAATTGAGTCTAATAACACGACTCTGGCTAACAAACTCCGCGAAGCGGGGCATTCTGAACTTGTAACTCTCTTGGAGATATAACATGGCTATTACTATCACTACGGCAATGCCCACCAGCTTCAAGGTAGAAATCCTTAAAGCTGTACACGACTTTACGGCAAGCACCGGCGACACATTCAAGATTGCCTTGTTTGTATCCACGGCTTCTGGCTCTGGCACGTTTGGCGCGGCTACGACTAACTACTCCAATATGGGTGCAGATCAACTGCCCACCGCAACGGGTTATACGCAGACTGGTAATACGCTAGTGTCTGTTACGCCTGTAGCTGACGGCACAACGGCTATTTGTGATTTTGCGGATACCACATGGTCATCTGCTACGTTCACAACCAGCGGTGCATTGATTTATAACTCTACAGCTTCTGGCGCAGCTTGCGCGGTCTTAAGCTTCAGTGGCGATCAACAAGTTAGCTCTGGCGACTTCACGATTCAGTTTCCTGTTGCTGCTGCCGCTACTGCAATTATCCGTATTGCGTAAGCAGATATAAGTGAGCGGATGGGGCGAACGTCCTTGGGGCTATAACGGTTGGGGAGGAATCCCTGTTGTAGTCCCCCTTGATGGCTGGGGCAGTCAGGGGTGGGGCATTTCGCCTTGGGGCGCTGGCAGTATCTCTGTACAAGGTACAGGTGCTGTTGGAACAGTTGGGATTTCGGTATCGGTTACGTTTGTACCTACAGGCGTTTCTGCTACAGGTTCGGTTGGTACAGCCCTGCCAAAAGTTAACTTTACGCTTACGGGCGTGGTAGCTAACGGCTCGATTGGTGATGTAAAGGCTTCAGTCGTTTACACGCCAGCAGGTGTGCAGGGTGTTGGGCAGATTGGTAACTTTGAAGTCAACGTTGATGATTTCATTATCCCAATTGGTATTGAAGGCACAGGGCAGATTGGTACGCCAGTACTGCGGATTGGTAAGTCAATTACGGTTACTGGAGTGCAGGGTGCGGGTGCTGTAGGTACTGCGGTTCCGTATGTGCAGTTCACGCCTGCGGGGGTTTTGGGTACGGGTAGTGTTGGTAGCGTTCAGATTAATGTGAGCGAAACCATCATCCCAACGGGTGTTCAAGGTTTAGGTTCTGTTGGTAGCGTAACGCTTGTTTATAACGGCGGGGCAACACCAACAGGCGTGGTAGGTACAGGTAGTGTTGGCACTGCGATTGCGAATGTTATAAAAACAATTCAAAACGGAGTGTCTGCTACTGGACAGGTAGGCACAGTTTCAGTTAAAGTTAGTGACATAGTTATCCCAGTTGGGGTACAAGGTACTGGACAAATTGGAACTGTTTTAATTCGGGGGTGGACAGTGATTAATGATTCGCAGACACCAAGTTGGGGCAACGTGGATACAACACAGAACCCCGGATGGACAGATATTCCAACATAGGAGTTTTTAGATGACAACTCAATATACAACGCTGCTGGGTTTTGCCCTTCCG